ATTTCGTGACAGCTTACGGTCCTATTTACTCGGTTACAAAAACAGCGAAACAAGCCGAGGCGATCCGCCTCATTTCAGAATATAAAACAACATTATTAGAAGGTGGTGGAAGGTCAGGAAAAACCTATATTATTTTATATGCAATAGTGATTCGCGCTCTTTCTATGGAGTCCCACCACCTTGTAACGCGCTTTAGATTTAACCATGCAAAAGCGGCGATCTGTTTTCAGACCATGCCGAAATTATTAAAACACTTAGGATTGCAGCGCCGAGTTAAGCTTAATAAAACCGATTGGTTTTATGAGTTCCACAACGGGTCAACTATTTGGATCGGTGGCCTGGATGATAAAGAGCGGTCGGAGAAGATTCTCGGTAATGAGTATGCTACTATATTTTTAAATGAGTCGAGTCAAATCTCCTTTGACTCTTATGAAATGGTAGTCACTCGATTAAACCCTCCGGCTGGAATGAAGGGTAAAATTATTATTGACTATAACCCACCGTCAATCCAGCATTGGGGTTATAAGATATTTCACCGGCAGGAGTTCCCGGACGGGCGAACGGTTCCTGATAATGACTTTAAAAAAATGCTGATTAACCCCATCGACAATCAGGTTAATATTTCGGCTGAGTACCTCGAAACCCTTGCCAACCTATCGGAAGCAAAAAGGAAGCGGTTTCGTGATGGCCTCTACAGTCTCGACTCGGGGTCACTATGGCGGCGGGCCTGGATGCACTATTGCAAAGACGTTCCCGTTGATCTATGGCGGGTTGTCGTCGGCGTTGATCCTGCGGGGTCTGCAGCTGGCGACGAGATAGGGATCATCGTCGCGGGCCATATTGGGGACAACTATTATATTCTCGATGATTATTCTCTACATGGGACGCCGGCACAATGGGCGGACGAGGTGGCGCGTGCCTGGCGGAAATGGGGCGCGGATCTGGTAGTCGCCGAGAAAAATTACGGAGGTGACATGGTGGCGAGTACGATCATGAATGCCGATCCTGGTATCAATGTTAAGCTGGTCCACGCCTCACGGGGTAAGATTGTACGGGCTGAGCCTATCTCGGTATTATATCAAAATGGCAAGGTGTATCACCGGCAGGAGTTCCCGGCACTCGAGGATGAGCTATGTATTTATGAGCCTGGCATGGATTTGTCACCGGGCCGCCTTGATGCCATGGTATGGTGTTTAACTGAACTTTCGGGCGAGGGTGTAAGTATGCTTGACTGTTAAGGGAAAATAGTTTATATTTATATTGATTCGTCAAAGTGACGTGTTTACAAAGCGGTAGGGCCAACAATCAGATGGAGTGATTACCTATTGATTCAACTGTACAACCGGGATCAAGGGGATCAGTTGACGAATCCGCTTTTTATTTTAAGGAGATTATATGATTGATATAAAAAAAATAGGCCGGTTTGACTACGTACCGGCAACCGAAGAGCAAAAAGAAAAATACAACGCTATTCGCAATGGTTTTGAAACCCTGGAAAGAGTTTTAGGAGAAAATTGCCCCGATGGTGATTATTTAGACAGGGCTCTCGAAGAGCTCGAGATCGTTTCCATGCTTTCAAGTAAGGCAATTTCAAGGGGATAATATGGCCCGGAAAAAAAAATCCTACGATAACAGTTTGACCGAGCTTGCGGTCGGCGTTGCGATGTATGACCAATTAGCAGAGCAGCCGCTCAGCGGGTACGGTACAATCGGCAGCTCTAACAACTACTCACTAATCACAATGAATAGAATTATCCTAACTTATCTATATTCGGGATCGGGCATCTTCCAACGGGCGATCCGGGTGCCGATTCAGGACGCTATCCGGCAGGGTATACAGATCACGTCGGGCGAGATGGACGCCGAAGACATAGAAAAGCTCCTCAATTGGTGGGAACGGTCGGATCTATGGTCTGCTCTTCTTAATGCGTGGACCTGGTCCCGACTTTATGGGGGCGGGGCTCTGCTCCTTAACTCAAATCAAAACCCCTCCCAGCCTTTAAACTATCAACGATTACAAAATAGCCCCCTTGACTTTTACGATTTGGACCGCTGGCAAATTGACGCTAACACGGCAGGTCAACAAGTAGACGCGTTTAAAGATTATCCAGATCAGGAATATTATTATCTTTATGGCGAAAAGATCCACAACTCCCGGATGTTTACCCTTGAAGGTAGGCGCGCGCCTCATTTTATTCGGCAGAGCCTCCGAGGGTGGGGAATGTCAGAGGGAGAGAGGATGATCCGGGATCTTAATCTCTATATGAAGACCGATAATGTCCTCTATGAAATTCTCGACGAGTCGAAAATAGACATATATAAAATCAAAGGGCTTTCAAATAAGTTGATTTCTAAGTCCGGAACCGACAAAATAATCAACCGGGTAATGAGTGCGAACATGATCAAAAATTATGTTAATGCGCTGGTCCTGGATAAAGAGGAAGAGTTCGAGCAAAAAACAACCAACTTCGCGGGATTGTCGGAGGTTAAGTCCGAGAACCGGCTCGGGATAGCTGCGGCGATCGGGATGCCTATAACGAAATTATTCGGGATATCTGCCTCGGGTTTTAATACCGGTGAGAGTGATTTAGAAAATTATAATTCCGACGTAGACTCCGACGTCCGAAGGCCTGCGCGGCCTCTTATACGTTGGATGTTAGACGCGGGGTGCTCTCACTTATTCGGGTACGTGCCAGCGTATAGTTTTGAATATCCTTCTTTGCGGGTAATGTCTGCGGTGGATGAGGAGACGGTAAAAAAGTCAAAAAGTGATCGGATCCTGGCCTGGCAAGAGAGAGGGCTTTTGACTTCTCAGGAGGCAATGCAGGAGGCGAAACGAGAAAAGCTTTTCGGGATAGAGACCGAGGCGGAAAAAGGGTTACTTGATGATTTTCCCGAGCCTATCGGCGGAGGGGATAGTCAAAATATAGATTTTTAAAAGAGGTTGATATGAAAAATACTTGGAATAAGATTGATTTAGATGATTTTAGCACACTTCCGGAAAATGAAAAGTTTGTAATAGATAATCGCCTAAAAAATCTAAAAGAGCGGCTCGACGCCGAGATGGTCGCCGTCTTTAATCCGGGGCCGATCCCTTTCACGCCAATCGAAATTGAAGAGCAGCGGCTCAACGCCGAGATGCTGCGTCAGCTATTCAGCGGGACGGGTAAAGAAGTTAAAAACATTAAAAAGGGCGGAACCTACGAGATATTATCCTCTCGGACCGAGTGCAAGTCGGACGACTTCGACGGGGAGAGACTGGTCACCTATACAGACGGCAAAAATATTTACTCTCGGGGCTTCAATGAGTTCCTGGCAAAATATAGTACTCTTGATGGCGCGGCAATTACTCCCGAGTGGCTCGATGAGACTATTGACTCTCTTTTTGAGAAGATGCCCGACCAATTAAAAAGGCCTCATTAAATGATTCTAAAAGATAGGCAGTGGCGGCCAATTGAAAAAGAGATCGCGCAGTATCTCAAAAAGACTTTTTTCGATCCTATTTACGAGATGCTCAAACAGCCGGTTTATAATGCGGATATATCCGTTATATCTGCCCTTCTCGCTGGCCGGATTTCCTACGCTCACGGGGTCTTTACCGGTCCGTTTAATATTACACTTTCAAAGGAGCTCTCGAAGTACGCCGATTACGACGGTAGATCTAAGACGTTCAAGGCGAGGATCGCCGAGGTTCCGTCGTCGGTTACAGCTGCGGGGGTAACGGCTGCAGATAAAGCAAAAACATTAAACAAGCGGCTTGCTTATTGGCTTAACGATGCCGAAAACCGGTTGATAAATATAGTGCCGGCTCTGAGCTTTTCTATTGAAGGTCCGACCGATGAAATGGATCAGGAGCAGAGAAGAGAGGCGATTAAATATATTGGCATAGTTCCGGATATATCCGAAGAGATGACCGCAAAACTGATCGAAGACTATAATAAAAATCAAAACCTTAATATTAAAAATTGGGAAGGTAACCAGATCGAGCGGCTGCGGGCAATGATTACCGAGTCGGCCCGGACTGGTCACCAACGGCGGGCGCTCATTGAAAAAATTAAAAGCGAGTGGGGCGTCACTAAAAAGAAAGCAAAGTTCCTTGCACGTCAAGAGACCTCTCTTTATATGTCAAAGCTCAGACGGGAGCGCTCTCTTGATGCAGGAATTACCCATTATAGATGGAGTACTTCCCGAGATGAGCGGGTCAGAGCAGATCATGAGAAACTAAATGGTAAAATATTTCGATATGGGGATCCGCCGGTCGTAGACCTTAAGACTGGACGGAAGGCTGAACCTGGCGAGGACTATAATTGTCGATGCGTGGCGATCCCGGTGGTGCCTACATAAAAAACCCGGCAGAGTTCAGGCTGTCGGGCTTACGGTTGATATGGAAATCTTTTGAAAGATTCAATATAAAAATAGCATACCATAACCGGGGAACATTGTCAAGCTTGACAGAAAAATAAAAAAGGGGTATTATTGATAGTATGAGTATAAGCATAGAGACAATATTAGAAGGCAAAAAGCCAAAACGATTTAGAGCCGAGTTTCTCGAGCAAGGTGTATGTTCGTATACTGACGTAGGTCAAGGGGTCATACTTCTACGGA